ATTTCCAAAAGTGTTAACAGTTGATTCATGTAACAATGTCCCGTCTTCACTAACAACACCCCAGAAAACAGAGTATGCGCTGGTTTGGGATACAAATGCAAATCCTCCTGATGGAATAGTAGCGATCCCCCAGGTAAAAAGATTATACCTTGTGTTTGAAGATTTCATAGTAAACGGTAAAATTTCAGTTCCTGTCCCACTTACTATTTTTAATCCCCATCCAGTTGCCGCTGGTGCTGTTCCGTACATTATTGCATAAGCTTCAACATCTCCGCCGCATTTTACAACAAAAGGTGCAGTAACTCCGGAAGGTGATGCAATTTCAGAAACAAATATTCCTGAATTATTAAAAATTCGACCTGAACAGGTATTACTTCCACCCTGGACAACTACTGCAAAACCCGTATCGCCTGCACACGCAGTAAAAATAGTTCCTGTAGTTGCAACCAGCCCAGTTGATGTTGCGCTTATTACAACATCTCCATTTTTATTGAATATCGAAAAATAGATAGTTGCACCTATGCCACCAACAACTGCAATATTTCCATCTGATAAAGCCAATACATGCTGTTGTGCATAACCAGTACTTTCTCCTTCATCCATTCCGATGTTCGTTGCTGCTTTATATGTGTCCAAAAAGTAATTTGATGTACCGAGGTTTACCAGAATCGGTTTAATTGTAGGCATCTTCCCCAACGCTGCAGCAATGTTTACGCAGTTCGTATCAAACGCCAAAGATTCCTCTTCATAAACTCCGTCATCGAGGATCACAATATTGACCTTTGTCGCGGTAATAAGGCTTTCCGCTTTCTTAATCGTCAATACAGGATTCGCCTGCGTACCTGTCCCGGTGCTGTCGCTTCCGGTTTTTGCCACAAATATTGTATTTGCATCCGCCGGAGTGAAGTCAAGAGTCCGCAAGGTAAGCGAGTCGGTCGCACCCACCGCGTTAAGGTAGTCGATCTGTGCGTCAAGGACCGGGTTATAATCTATTTTAACTGTGTTGTCTTTGTGGAAGTTCATTATTTCCCCTGTTTAATACACGGATTTTCTGGAATATACTTTTACACCGGTGCGGCGTTCAATCTCAATGTTTGCCTCGCTGATTGCCTGCGCAAGTCCCTCTTTGTCATAGAAAGATCCCGAGAAGTAGAAGTTATTTATCATCCCTCCGCCTCCTCCGATAGAAGCCTCCCCTTTACGGACAGAATCGGAGAATGTTTTCGGGATTATCATTTCATCTTTGTGGATCTGTGCTGTCATGTCATAAGGTACCGCCCAGGTACCAACAGCGTATGAAGGTAGAGGTTGATCATTTATCAATTTTAGCTTAGCCGCACCAAAAGCAGTTGTTGCCAGTGCTGCTCCATACGCTAGAGGAACAGTCCACGGCTGTGAGGGCATTACTATAGCCCTGAAGGTTTGCAGAGCTGCCGCAGGCGTTGTGATCAGAACATCCGCAATAGACATTTTTTTCTGTATTTCTGCCGACTCTCTTGCTAATTTTCTTTTTTCTTTATCTGCTTTATCCTGAACAGCTTTTTCATCCCTCGCCCTTTTTTCATCGAGTGCTTTTAATTTCGCAGTTTTTTCTTCTGCTGTGAGAAGTGAGTTTTCAATTGCTGTTTTTTCTGCTTCATATGTTACGCTAATCGCTTCCAGCTGTTTCTGTGTTCTGTTATCTATTTCCGCATTATGATTGGCGGTATTCATTGCATATAACTGTGATAGCTGGCTGTTATAACCTGATACAATCGAAGTACCTGTAAAAAACTGTTCTTCAGGCGTGGCTTCTTTCGTTTTCTTTTCTTCACCCGCGACAGGCTTGGGTTCTTTCTTCCTGTCCGCCTCTCTTTTATCAATAGCTGCCGTGATGCCGTTTTCAGCATCGATCATATTCTGCTTTATTTTTAATATTGTATTATTAGCATCTTTCTCATTTTCAAGAGAATCGGATGTCTTCTTAAGCCTTCCTTCCATTTCTTTTTTTTGCTTTTCAAGAGATTCCTCCATCCTCTTGACATTTGCAAGTGCCCATTCGTCGCCCTGTTTTGCTTTTTCCTGAGTCTCTTTAAGAATTTTCTGATTCTGTTTATATACTTCCATCAGCTGTTTATTCTGCTGAATATTTTTGTCATTTTCTTTTGTAATTGAATTCTTATTCAAATATGCAATTAATAGGGAATAACCGTTAATTACATCGCCGATAAACTTAACTACAGTTTTCAACATTAAGGCAAAAATGTTACCGTCCTTTGCAGCGCTTATGAATGCCAGTCCAAGGTTTGACATAGCAGGCATCAATCCATCACCTATTTCTGCTTTCATATTAGTAATGGTTGAATCAACTCTTCTCTGTATATTCGCATAAGAATCAAAGCTTCTGGCCATATCTCCAATAGCATTACCGGATTGAGATAATGCTATCGCAAGTGTAGCCTCAGCCTTTGCCTGCTGTAATGCAAGGCCTGTCAATTTACCTTTCCCCTGGGCCTGGAGTTCAGCTTTTACCATCTCTTCAGAAACAACAATTCCATATGCCTTAAGAGCTTCTCTCTCGCCGGTCAACGCGCTTGTCAACGCTGCAATTGCTCGTTCTGATCCGCCTTCAACATTGGAAAATGAGGCAAGATCAATTCCCAGCTGAGCAACTGTATTTGATAACTCAAGAGCCTTATCAGACTGCATACCAAGGCCTGTAAGTATATCACCAGTCCCGGCAAGAAAAGCCATAGCCTCTTCTTTGGCCAGACCATAACTGTTTACAAGCGTATTCGCAAAGGACACAGCTTGCGCTTTTGAGTTCTTAAAAACCACATCAAATTTGTTTTGGGTTTCCTGAAGTTTTGAAGCATATTTTACGCATTCATCCAAAGACTCTCCGACATTCTTAAATGCATATATTATAGCAGCTGCAGCAACAGCAGTGGCCATCCAGGATGATTTGAGTTTGGAAAACATCCCTTCTGTATTCTTGGCTTTTTTTCCTATTTTATCCAGGCTGCCTTCAGCTTCTGCAGCGCGTGTTTTAAATTCACCGTTTTCAAGGAATATTTCGAATAATATTTTTTTGTTATCTGGCATATCTATCCTTCCATAAACTCTTTAACCGGCTCAATTTTAACTGGCTTTATTTCGTCTTTTTTGTCCGTTTCACGCTTTTCGATTGATTCGAAAAAATCCTTGTATCGTGAGATCCCTTTCTTTCTGCCTTCTTCAAATACTTTAACACCGTTTGACTGAAGGAGTTCACTCTGCCATAGCATCTGTTCAAATCTTGCGCTTTCAATCTGCCTAAGGGCTCTTATTACATTGAGGTTTCGGATCTCTTTGATTGAATAACCTATCTGTTTAAGCTTAAGAATCTGAAAGTTAACTGTTTCCTGAAGCTGATCGTAATACTCAACTATTGTTATTGGATCAGCACTTCCTGTTTTTTTTTACTTTCTTCGTCGGATTCTTTTGTCACTTTAAGATCAAGAACAAACCTGCTGACAAATTGTATAATGTCCGGGAGTTCGTCATAAAGTATTGAATCTGACATATGCCTTTGTGATCTGAATGGTTTTCTGAAGGGCCACATGCCGGATTTATCCAGACATTTCCATAACACTCCGAAAAAAAACTCATTAGATATAACGGTATTCTTACGCGCAACATCCTGTTTCCCGTGCTTTTTTATCTCTTTATTAAAGGATTTAAAAAAACCAAAAACATGTTTATATTTTACACGAGCTGACCGCTCAATACCGCCAACCTTAAAAAACTTAACAGATCCTTCTTCTCTCACAAACTACTCCTTAAAATACCAGGGGAGACTAGCTCCCCTGAAAATTATGATTCGCATATCCAGTAAGCCACGTCAGACTTGACCATCTCTGTCTCATCAACAAACTTAACAGGCACCAGCGTTCCGGCTGCTGTACAGTTTTTATCAAGCGTTACTGTGGTTGTTACAATCGTAAGTATTTTTGATCCTTCGGGGATACCTGCACCATATGCGCGCATTCCAACAGCAAGACCTGTCGCTGAAGCTACTGTAATTGCCGCATTAGCTGATACGGTTGTTGCTGTGGTGCTTTTTTCACCGTAACATCTCCATGTGAAGTTGCTCAATAAAGGATCCTCATCAACAACGACCTCTCCTTTAAAATCCATTGAGGCGAACTCCTTGCTCCCCAGGGCAATCTTGACAGATTCAACTGTGGGGATAAGCTTTCTAATCCTCAGTTCAAGGTTTTTCCCGTTTAAGGTTTTACCTTTCAGAATAATAGCAAGCTGGAGCTGTGTCGGAGATTCGGAACCGATGTGAACATAATTCTCACCTGATCCGGTTTCAATTACACCCTCCTGCAGCAGCGCAAGAGTTTCAGGCTGGAGCTGTTTAAGTTTACACTCAAAACTCCGGTCAACTGAAATTGGTTTTTTTGCTACAAGCACTTCAGGTATACCGGTCCTGAACTCTGCATATTTTTTCTCTGTGTTAAATGATTTTTCAAGCTCTGCGTACCCGAATGGTTTAAAATCAGTCCATGCCACATCATTAAGTACCTTGATGTGCATTTCCGGATCATCCAGAAACAGAAAATCATCATTTTTGGCGAAGTTCGCCGGTGCTATGTTGTATTCATTTGACATCCACATCACCAGCGAATTGAACATCATTGAGAGAAACCACATGAATCTAAATTTAAATTTTATCATAAGTTTAACCTTTCCCTTAAATTTCCCATTCCGGGGAATTGTATTGCAAAACGACAATGACAGCTGCAGCAACAAACGTTTTATTTTTCTCTTCCGACTTGTCTATTTTAATAGACCCGGGAGATGCCAGAACGCAAGTGCCGCCGATAGTCTTGTCGCTTTTTACTGCTTTTAAAATATCATTAACACACTGCCTGATGTATTCGATTGTACCTGTATCAACTATAGAGATCTCGATATTGCACGAATGACGCCACAGGCCCTGCAGTATAAGATCAACAGTGGACTCTGTTTCACGAACATTAATAAGCGGAAGATCGCTGTCTTCATCTATCTCGTACTCATAGAATGATTCTACGTTATTCCCTATATCCGTAAGAAATCCGCCGGTTTTTGAAATATTCCTCAGCTGATTTACCAGGGCATTTATTACATCCTGTCTTTTCATCATACCTCCTGTAACCCGAATATTGTAATTCCTGTGCCATCCGGTTTTGCGGGAGTTATGATCTTCCAGTTTTTAGAATTGACTATAACTACATCATTTTTTTTAACTGCCAGCACGTCTGATGTTTTACATGTGATTGCCGGCACTGTGGATATCACTCCGCCAGCATCGGAATCAAACTTCTCAGTAGATTCATCGAAGATGACCTGAATTTCAACCTGATCAGGAGCAATCCCAAACAATGCAGTGACTGCATAATCACTGAAGAATGTGTCCAGGTCATCGTCGTAGAATGACATCTTACTGCTCAGCCTCTTTCATAGCATCAGCAACAACAAGATTAGCCTCTGCTCTTTTCAGGCCTTTAATATCTACATCAAGACTTTTCGCCGTAGCATAAAAATCTTTATCGCTCATCTCTTCAACGAGCAGGAGATATTCATCTTTTGCCGGGGGACTATATGATTCGTCATCCGGATCAACCGCTCTCTTAATTCCCTTTAAAAGAGCAGCATCTTCTTTGCTTACATCTATAACGCTTCCGGCTTCCACATGTTCACCGTTTATCATTATATTTTCAATTGCTCTGATTTTCATCTTTTACCTTTTACCTTTTTTAATCAACCGCCCTGATTAAGGGCGGTTGGTGTTATCCAGCATTGATTATGCTGTCAAAGCGTCTACCATAGCAGCAAATGATTCAGGATGACGGACTGCAATGTCTGCCATAATGAAAGATGTTACTTCCAGGAGACCCTGCTTTTTCTTGGCATATGGATCAACGATCAACTCAAGGACTCCAAACTCACCGATAAGAAGATCCGCCCAGTTGCCGAAAATTATAGCCGAACAAACAGCACCGGAAGTTCCTTTTACGAGAGTTGAAGGTACCTGATTTGAAACTCCGGCTTTATAACCGTTCATTTCCCCGTATCCCGGCAATGCTCCTTTTTCCCAGATAAAGTCATTTCCGTATGTGGTAACCTTCTGTGTCTGCTTGAGCTTTCCTCTGACTTTTGCGTTTGACAGATATGCAAGTGAACCGAAATCCGCATTTGCAACAGCAACAAGCTGTTCAAGAGTTACAATATGAGCCCATGTGGGAGCAAGTCCGTTTGTACCGCCGGCAACGCTTCCTATACCTGACACATTGAGAACTCCTCTTGGCTGATTTGAAGCACCTGAGCCGTTTATAGCCGCAAGGTCAAGGCCAAGTGCATTTATAGCAGCAAGATCATTTCTTACAAAGCTTTCAACATCAAGAGAAGACTGCTGCATCAACTGCCTTGAATAAGTGGTTGTTGCCTGTGCAGTTTTTGGAGAGAGTGAAACCTGGTCAAGTGTACCTTCAGACTCGGTAACATCAGATCCCGGATTCTCACCTGTCCAGTACAGAGTTGAAGCTGCAGACTGTCTCGGGAATCCTATGTTAGAAGTGAGACCGCTCAGCACTGTTGCTCCGAGTTCTCTTGTAAGCATTTTATTTCTAAGAAGTGTGATTAAATCTCTCACTTCAGTATCTACTGTATAACCGGCACCCTGACCGCCTGAAGCGGCAACATAAGGAGCCCTGATCGACATAGGAACAAAAACACCTTTGCTTGATCTGCCAAGTTGTTTCTCAATCTGCCGGTGAATGTCTGCTTCAACGCCGTCAAATTCTTTATTGCCGTCTGCAGCCCACATGATCGCCCTGGTGATTGAATATTCTTTCTCTTCTTTTTGAGAAAGCTCCAGGTCAATAATATTCTTTTTATTAACCTGCTCTGCGATCTTATCAATCGCTATCATTCTGAAATCATTTGCGGATTTGTCGCTGTTGATGAAGTCTCTTGCTTCATCTTTAAGGAATGGATGTTTTTCAGCTATAGCGGAGATCTCTCTTACTCTCGCCTGCTCATCCTTCCTTGCCTGTGCTCTCTCTGCAGCTATATCTATAACTTCAGGAGTATTCAGATCTTCTTTTGCCATACTATTACCTCTTTGATTTGTTATTATTGGATCTTTTTCAATTGACCTTCCAACCCCCACGCTTGTGTCAGCCGGGACTGGTGCTAGCGACACCTCAAAAGGTTCCCAATCGGTTGCCCTGTAAGTTGCCAAACCTTCGTTCTCTTCGACTAAAATCATTTTATGTACCATATATCCCACTGATACATTACGACAGATGCCGTCCAGGACATCCTGATATATCTCTTCTGCGGCTGCGGACCGTGAAAAGCGAACCAACGCTCTTCCCTTTCGGTCTTCGCCTATCCAGACTTTATCCACTACTCCGATCTGTCTGTCCCAATCATGATTCCACAACAGAGGGGCAGAGTTTTTGAGTCTATCGAGCCTCATTTCGTTATCATTGTGGCCAAGAATTTCAACACCCCAATAACGCTCATAAGGTATATCAGAGCTGAACGAAATTTCAACAGTCCGGCTCTCCTCATTCACCTGTTCGCGCTGTATTGTAAGAGTTCTGAACTGCTTGTTCCCGTTTATCTCTTCAATCAGATCATTCACTGTTCTTTCCGGCATTGGGATCCTCCTTGCCCTGGTTTAGTTTTGCGTCTATGATTTCAAGTGATATTCCCATATCTTTGGCGAGCTTCTCCTCTGATGCAATCTGCTCAAATATATCACGAATGTCTTTTCCCCTCTCTGCAGCTATTTCTGTACGGCTTTTAAGCCTGTTTTTTATTGCTGTTTCAGCGGCATTCGCATCCTTTGAAGGATCCACCCAGTCCCATGACCGCGCATAAAATACAGGTTTGTTGAATTTATCAAATTTTGTGTATGGCAGTTTGATTTTCTGATTAAGAAGGGACATATCGAGTAGATCGTAAAATACAACATTGCAAAACTCTTCGATCATAAAACTCTGTAAAATCCTGTAAAAATCCCTCTCATCAAGTGATCCTATTCTTCCGGAAGAGTAATTCACACCTTCAAGATCGCTCGCGAGTGAATGATATGCGGGGCCGAGTCCTGCCGCCATGCTGCGGAGACACTCCTTTTTAAATGTCGCAAAATTCCCGTTCGGGTGAGTGGGATCATACGTTTTAAAATCCCATCCCTCAGGAAGAATTTCAAGAATACCGGGCTCCGCGGTCTGTATAAGGTTTCCGCCTTCATCTTTTTCGCCATCAAATTTAGAATCTACATTTTCCGGGCGGGTATAGAATCCCATCTTGGAAGCTTCCGCGCGGCTTGCAAATATTTCGGCCTCTTCTGCTGCATGAAGATTATGCATCGATATCATTGCGCTGCACATTGGGGGAACGCCCCTGCTCTGTGTCGCTGTTTCCGGTATAAACGCGTGTATTATTTCATCAGCATTGACAATCTCGTGACTTCCGGATTGATATGTGTTGACGTATTCCTTATTTTTCAGATAGTATTTAAGCGGTTTATCCCACTTATCAAACTCAATCCCCATGCGGATTTCATTTCCGCTCGGAAACTTTTTGTTTAAATCAACATCAAGCCGATCTGTTTCAAGGGGATGTATCGAATAGTTAAACTGATTTTTAAAACCTCTTACTCTGCGGAAAAGCACTTCGCCATCAACGGCAAAAGTTGTAATAAACAGGTTGCAGAGATCTTTAAAACTAAGCTTTCCGGTTACAGAAGCGTTCTCTTTCTTTGACCATTCGGTGAAATTTTCCTCAATTGCTTTGTTTGCCGCTTCGTCCAGTTTTCCTGAAGTATCTTTTGCTTTATTCTGAAGGGTAACTCCGTTTGGCCCTACTACATTTATTTTTAAAAGTTTTATAAACTGCCTGGCATAATCATTATTCAGGCGAAGGTTTCTTGCGCGGCCTTTAAGTGTTTTAAGGTCCATGCGGAGAATCTGATCCATTGTAAACACTTCAGAATTGAAGGAAGCTGTAAGCCTGTTTATGCGGGCAGCATCAAAACCACGCTTATAACCTGCGGTAAGAGCTCCCTGGATCTTTGAATCGTATTCACGGGATGTCTGTTCAACGGCCTGCTGTACCGCTGTTTTAATAAGCTCATTTTTACCGCCGAATAGTTTCATTCAAACCTCAATCTGACTATATTTCCGGCACCGAGTCCGTTAGCGATCCGCTCTGCACGTCTTTCAGATTCTACCTGTTTCAGAAATTTAGATCTGAGAACAAGCAGATCAGGGATTGGTATCTTTTCAATCTTGCGTCCGGCAATCTCGTAGCTCATCTGATCTTTTGTAGCTCTGCCGAGAAGAGCAGCGTCAACTGCTTCATAAATCTGCTGAGCCATAGAGCGGGGATCGTAAAGAGTTGTTGATGAATAATCTCCCAGTATCTCTACAGATCCTTTTTCTACCAGGTAGCGGTCTGTATCTTTAGAAACATATATGAAATATTCGCAGTTGCCGGAAGCATATAAGGCAGTATCAGATGCAGGTGCCGAGAGATTAAAAGCGTCTCCGTCTGCAGTTGAAGTGATAGTTTTTGAAGCAGCACCCCGCAGGAGCATTGCACACGTCCATCCTGCCGATGCGGGATAATCAGGATAATTCACTGAATAGTTAAAAGTGTCTCCAGCCTGAATCTTCTCTATCATTTTATCTCCGTATAAATTAAAAAAGCCCGTAC